GGTCCTTCACCACCTCGCGATGGTGATGAGTACGACGAACATGAAGGGATATATCGACGGCGTGCTTGTCGCAACGCTGGGTATCATGCCAGTGGGCATGAACTCGCAGATGAACCTTGGCATTCATAACGGCAGTTTCGCCTGGTCCGGCGTGATCGATGAGTTCGCGCTGTTCAACGGTGCGCGATATTCAGCCAATTTCACTCCGCCAACTGGGCCATATGTGGCGTCAGAGCCCAACCTGATCGCCTGCTATCATCTCGACGGCGACGGGACGGCGGTGATACCGTGACTTCACCACTGGATAGCATCCCAACAGCGCTCATGGGCGGATCGGTCACTGTCGCAGGGCTCGCCGCAATAGGTGCATGTTCCACTAATCGGCACGCGGAATATGGCGGCGATGCGATCCAGATGGGCGCGGAGGAATTTGAACATACCGCGCAGCCTACTCCTGTTCCCATGACCAGCCAACCCACCCCGGAGAGGATGCTGTGACCCTCTACATCGACGCTGAAACGGCGGCCAACCTCACCACGTACACCGGACTTACGATCGCAATTGCCGAATGGCTGGAGCGTGATGACCTGACCGACCGAATCCCCGACTTCATCCGCCTGGCTGAAGCGCGGTTCCGGCGCGAACTGGTCATGCCAGACATGGAGGTGCAGGTTGCCCTGACGCCTGCCGTCACCGTGCCGCTACCTGCGGACTTCGATAGCATTCGGGCGATGGGCATCCCCGGTTATGACGCTTTCGACCAGCTTTCACCAGCCGATTTCAGCCGGTTGCCGAACGACACGAACGACCTTCCGCCACTTGCGCAGCCAACGAAATTCACCATCATCGCGGGGAACTTCAACTTCTGGCCGACGCCGGACAAAAGCTACGCGGCGAAGCTCACCTATCGCGCCAATCTGCCGTCGCTCGGGCTTACGATGCAAAGCAATTGGCTCTATGACAAGCACCCCGACATCTATCTTTTCGGCTCGCTGCTTCACGCTGAGTTCCATGGCTGGAATGATAATCGCCTGCCGCTGATCAAGAGCGCGGTAGACGAGATGCTGGGCGAAATCATGATGTCCGGCACGCGCAAGCGCTACGGCTCGGGACCGCTGACGATGAAGCCGGCGACCTCAGAGCGGATCGGGCTTCGGTGGTAGACGCGACCACGCTGTTCGGCCCCTATGAGCCCGACAAGCCGGCCCATATGCAAGCTGGACTTTCGGACGCGGGGAACGTGTATCCGGGGGCGAACGGCTATCGGCCGGTAGGCCAGCTCCAGGCGTTCACGGAGGCGCTGCCAGAGCCGTTCTTCGGCGCGGCGGCCTTTGTCACTTCGGGCGGCGTTGGAATGCTCCTTGGGGGCACGACGGCGGGCATATACCGTTATAGCGGCACAACATGGGTAGGGCTCGATACCGGCCTTTCCGTGACCTCGCGCTGGCAGTTCACGCAGTTCGGAGATCTGGCTATTGCGGTCAATGGCGGCGTGACGCGCAAGATTGACCTTGTCGCCAACACGATCGCCGACGTTCCGGGCGCGCCTACTGCCGTTTGCGTCGCCACGGTGCGCGATTTCGTGGTCTACGGGCAGGCCGATGGCAACGCTGCGATGGTGCAGTGGTCGGCGTTCGGCAATCAGGACGGCAACACGCCTGGCGTCGATATGGCCGGTTTCCAGCCGATGCTCACCGGCGGTTACGTCATGGGCATAGCCGGCGGCGAATATGGGGTGATCGTCCAGCGCAGCCGCGTTGTTCGCATGACCTATACCGGCGATCCTGACGTTCCTTTCCAGTTCGATGAGATCAGCGCCAACATCGGGGCAATTTCGCGCGGCTCGATCGTCCAGAGCGGGCGGGACGTGTTTTTCTACAGCGACAAGGGTTTCATGCGCTGCGACGGCAATGCGGTGACTCCGATCGGCGTGGAGCGGGTCGATCTGACCTTTGCCGGCCTCTACCCGCGCTCGACGCTGGACCAGATGTACGCCGCAGTCGATCCGCGCCGAAACATGGTCGCATGGATCATGCCGGGCAGCCCGGGGCTGATGCTGTGCTATGATTATGCGCTCGATCGCTGGTCGCCAATCCGATTGGTCGCGAACGCCGTATTCTCCGGCTTCACCGCGAACGTCTCGCTTGAGGACCTCGACGCGATGTATCCGTCTGGCGTCGACAGCATTCCCTACTCGCTGGACGATCCTCGCTTTGCCGGCGGCGATCCGCTCCTGATCGTGGTCGACCCTGCGAACGAGCTGGGGACGCTGACCGGAGCGAACATGGCGGCGTATTTCGCCAGCCCGTTTCAGGAATATATCCCCGGCCGCAGAACCCGCATTCGCAACGCTCGCCCGATCGGCGACGCGATCAGCGGTATCACTGTGACGCTCGACTGTCGCCGGATGCTAGGCGCGGGGCCGGCAACCACGGCGCGGTCGACACTTCAGCCATCGGGTTTGGTCCCGGTTCGCGCAAATGCTCGCTATATCGCGCCGCGCCTTGATTTTGCCGAAGGGGCGTCTTGGACTTTTCAGCAGGGCGTCTCGTTCGTGGCTGAAGATGGAGGCGGGCGCTGATGCTGCGCATCCCGGTCACCGCCTCGAATATTGCCGAGTGGGTCCGGCTCGCCGCGAACGCGGTCAATGGACTGATCAGGGCGAGCGAGGCGCTCGACGCTCGCGCTGCGGCGCTGGAGGCCTTCGCCGGTGCGCCGGTTGCCGAGAGCTTTACGTTCACGCCGGTTGCGCTGCCGGGGTCGCCTGTTGATGGAATGACCGTGCTCGACATCGCGGATGGCGTGATCAAGACGTGGTATTCGGGCGCCTGGCACGCGCATTACTAGCTAGATTTCGCGCCTCTGCGCTGTTATAACCCAGTCACGCGCCCAGCTCGACCGAGCAGCCGTCCACTCGCACATGGACAGGCAATGAGCGCACTTCCCAAATCCGAAACGCCAGACCTCCTGATCGGCATGATTCATTCGCCGGTGACGTGGGAGCATTGGCCTACCGCAAAGGCCATGCTGCACCCCGCGCTGATGCGTAGCGACGAGGATTGGCCGGCGGTCGAGCGCGATCTCCAATCGAATGCAAATCAGCTTTGGGTCGTCATGGAAGGAGGTGGTCAGCTTCTTGCCGTAGCCACCACGCGCATCGCCCTCGCGCGTGGTGGCGAGGTGGCAGAAATCTATCTTGTCGGCGGCTCCGATCTGGAGCGCTGGATTGCCGAACTTGACGCGACGATCGCCGCTTCTGCCCGCGAAATCGGCTGCATCGCTATGCGCGCCTATGGCCGAGAAGGCTGGCGCAAGTCGCTTGGCGCGCTCGGCTGGCGGGTCAAGGCCGTGGCCTACGAGAAGGCTCTGTAATGTCGAAGAAAACAACGACTGAAACGGGGCCTTCGAAGTTCGCCCAGCCGTACATCACGGCCGGCGCAAACGCTGTGCAGAGCGCCTATCAGGGCAACCAGCAGAACATCCAGAACATCTCGAAGCTGATGCAGGACAACACCGGCAATGTCCTAGGCCAGACCTTGAACAATCCGGGTTTGCAGCAGGCCGGGGCCTATAACTCTGACGTTCTCGGCGGGAAATACTTGAATGGCAATCCGTATCTTCAGGGCATCATTGACAACACCAACAGCGACGTTTCGAACAAAGTGAACGCGGCGATCGGCACGCGGGGCGGGGCCGGGGGCTCTGCGCAGGCCGCCATCATGGCCCGCGAACTAGCGAAGAACGAAAGCAACCTGCGCTACACGAACTACAACAACGAGCGCTCCAACCAGCAGGCGGCTGTGGGCGGCGCTGCCTCGCTGTCGGGCGCTGGTGACAGCAACATCGCCGCGCTGCTCTCCTACCTCACTGGACAGGCGCAGATCCCGCAGTCCGGCGCGAACAGCTACGCAGCTGCAATCGGCGGGCTGCTCGGGAATTCGACCACATCGACTTCGACGCAGGGCGCTGGAAGCACGATCGCCGGGCTGCTCGGCGCAGGCCTTGGCGGCTGGGCATCGGGTGGATTCAAGGGGGTATAAATGTTCGGAACACGCCTCCCACCGAAGCCGCTCTTTCCTGGCATTCCAACCCCAGTCGGCACGCCACCTATCTGGGGCGGCCCTAATGAGACCGATCCGGGGGCCGGCATGGGTGTGCCATCCGCCCAAGCGCCTGCTGCGCCGTCTTCGTTCTTCGGTGCGGGCGGCGTCGGACGCGGCATTGCCGGATCGATCGGGGATTTCCTGCTCCAGCGCGCCGGGGCTGCTCCGATCTACGCGCCTGCCATGCAAGAACAGCGCATCCTCGCCCGCCAACAAGCCTTGCGCCAGCAGTCGTTGCAGGACGGGCGAGATACGTGGCTGATGGAGCAAAAGTGGAAACGTGAGAATCCCGAGCCGGTCAACAACGACACGGTGAACGACTACCAGTTCATGAGCCAGACGGTCGGCAAGGATGTGGCGGACGGCTGGCTCAAGCACCGCGGCGATCCCATGGTCAACGTCACTTTGCCGGGCAATCGCTTCTACAGTGGCCCGCAATCGGGCTTGGCGGCGGCGTTGGGTGGCGGCGCTCCACCAGCGGCACCCGCGCCAGCGCCTTCCGGAGTCACGTTCACGCCACTCCCGCCAGTAGGAGGTGCGGGAGTGCAAGCTCCCGCGCGATTTCCCTCGCCGATGAACGCGCCGGCAAAAATGACCAGTGGTAGACGCACGGTAGCCGGCAATGCTGCGGTGGGAGGCGTGCCGAACAGCTATCACCTCACCGGCGATGCGGCGGATTATGTCGGCGCGACGCCTGCGCAGCTCGCCTCTTACTTCGGAGAAGGCGTGAAGATCATTCCCGAGGGCGATCACGTCCACGTCCAAGCTCGCGGGCTGGGAGCCAACTACTTCGGCCGACGCGGCACAATGGGGCT